GTTGCGTGCCACCGAAGAACGGCTGATTTCCATGTTGTCCGCCATCGCTTCGGAACGGTATAAGGAGTTATTAGAGAAAGAACCTGACTTGTTGCAACGGTTACCATTGGGAAGTATCGCAACCTATTTAGGTGTCACACAAGCGAGCTTGAGCAGGATTAGAGCACAAATAAAGTGACGTTTCAACAAACAGGGGGACAGCAAGCGGTTTTGGTCTGCCCAAAACACAAACTTGCTACTATTGAAAAACTGAGTTCCGATTTTGGAGTAACTTATTAGCCTTTGGATAACCCAAAGGACAGTTTGCTGCTTCTGCCGGAAACAAACGGGGTGTCCAAAGGGGTGTAACCCCGTTGGCTCATTAGGGTGTTTTTAGCATGGGCGAAGCGGTGCGTGAAGAAAACGCCCTAATGAGCTATGGCTTTTGGTTCCCCAAAAGCCTGCGGCGGTGTCGGCGGTGATGTTGGCTGTTATCGGTTGCCTTTTTCTTTTCGCCAGCGATAAGGGCTTTCCCCTGTCGGTCGGCAGGATGGAAGTCCGTCCGACCAGCCTGCGGATGGCGGTGTTCACCTCTGTTGCTTTCCCTGCGGACTTGTTGAGGGGTGAAAATCCGATGAATTGATGAATGGACAACATAACTCACTGACCACCAAAGAAATGAACTCTCAATATCTTTTCATCAAACCGCTCGCCAAAAGAAAAGTGATGAATGGCGTTGTGCTGCCTTTCTCTTTTCATCAGCCCAATCCTTTTGTTGAGGGTTTGATGAGCATGTAAGTGGCTGTCATTCTTTATGTTTATATATGCTTTCATCATTTCATCAAAATATCAGAATGTTTCCAACTGAGCCTTGCTTGCCGTGTAGTAGCGTCCTATCCTCTTGACGGGTGAATATCCGCACTCACGGCTGTAGTCGCATTGGTAGGTGGTATAGGAAAGTGAATTGGATGCAGGGGTGAGCTTCCAGCACTCCTGCACCACCTTCCGCACCTGCGACTTCTCCACCTTGACTTGCGAGCAGACGAGCAACGGGATGATGTCATTGAGGCAAAAAGAAACAGACTCCACATCCATGCTTGCCATGATGTCGAGCAGCAGTTCTGCCATCTCAATCTCCAGTCGGTTGCGGTTGCTTCGGATTATCTTCCGCAGGGCATCCGTTTCCAGCAGCTTCGGGTTGAACCACATGCGGCTTTCCTTCCCGGTGGATAGCCGTCTGTGTTGCAGGAAATGGAGAAAAGCTGGTATTTCCGTTTTCAGTTTTTGCAGGAAGTCGGTGTCGTCACTCTGTAACGGTACAATCTTCCGTACCCAATAGCGTGTTTCCCCTACGTCGATGATGACGGGCAGATGCTCGTTGTTGGAGCAAAGCACGAACTTGGCAAAGAAGCCTATCTCGTCACGGTCTTTCCCTTTCGCCTCCACCTTGTAGGATAGCGTGGTGCTGAGGTTCTTCAGCCGCTCGCTGTCCTCACGGCGGTTGAGCAATACCTCGTCCACCATGATGAGCAGCTTGCCTGCCCAGTCGGAATTGAACTGGCTGCGGAAGTCCTCGTTGGTATTGAACGTCACGTTGTTTTGGAAGATTGCTTTCAGGAAGTTCAGGAACGTACTCTTGCCCGTGTTCCTTTCTTCGGACACGAGCAGCAGGATGGGCAGCTTCTGAATGGGGTAAAGATACAGCAGTTGGAGGTAGTCCATGCCCAATTCATATTGTTCGCCGAAGATGTGTTCCACCAGTGAGCGGATGCAGGGGAAATCCCCCTCCTGCGGTCGGTGGCTTATCGGCTCATAGAGGTTGAGGAACTTGCCGACTACGGGCTTGTAGTCCACATGGTCGGGTACGGTGCAGAAGCCGTCATACTTGGGAACACTTGCCATGTAGTCCTTGCCGTAATCCTGCCGCAGGGTCTCGGAATTCCATGCGATGCGTTTCCTCACATAGCCGCCGTCAATGCGGGGCTGGTCCACAATCTTGTAGAGCGTGGTGCCTACTCGGATGAATTCTTCTTTCTTTTCCATGTTTTTAATACAGATTTAGTGCCGCCGACACCCTGTCGGCAAGCGGATTAAGCATGGTTGCAAAGCTACGGCAGGACGGCTAAAACCTTGATACGTAAAACGATGAAGAACGGCGCAAAAGAAACTGACAGATAAGAAAATGGAGCGGAACTGGTAATATCAGCCATCGAAAGGCGAAAAGAAAAAGCCCGAAGAAGCAAAACCGTACTTCTTCGGACTGAAAATGTATGGATATGTGACAGCACGGGCGTATTGATGAATGGATGTATTGACGAATAATCGCACCCATTAACATTTACACGGCTGTCCGTCACTTAACGATATGCATAGCACTTGCCTTTCTTTTCGCAAGTACAGCCTTTCCAACAGGGCATTGCGCACCCTTGCAGCGTTGGGCGTGTTGATGTGGAAAGCAAGTGCCACGACCATTGGCAGGGCGTACACGTCCGTAAAGTAGCCGTTGGACAGTTTGACGTGCCTTTCCGCTTCGTAAGGTTGCAACACTCCGCTCTTGTACACGGCTCGGATGGCAGCATGGAGTGTCGGGGCAATTACATCAAAAAGCTCCACCAATTCCATTTCGCTCATCCATACATTGGTGGTATCGGACGGTACGGCAATCCTGCCGCACCCGTCCATCGTTATGGCTTCACGTTTCATACACCTGCCACTTTAATGTCACCGAATGACTTGCTCAGCTGGTTGCCGAATGCCGTCAGGTCGTTGTCCAGCTTTTGCGTGGTTATCTTCGCATAGATTTGGGTCGTCTTGATGTTGGTGTGACCCAAAACACGGCTTACGCTCTCTATCGGCATACCCTTGCAGAGAGCCAGGGTTGCGAATCCATGACGTGAGCAATGAAAGCTAATCGACTTATTTACACCGCATTCCCGTATCATCTTCTTTAACGGCTTGCATATAGACCAATAGTTCAGATTAGGGAAAACAAGATTGTCCTCTTGGAACGGACGGTAACGCTCGATTATCTGCAAAGGGATGTCCAGCAGCTTTACTTGGTACGGTACGCCCGTCTTGTGCCGTTTGGAAACAATCCACTTCTCGCCGTTCACCTCCACAATGCGGTCGGTGGTCAGTTCCTTGATGTCCACGAAAGAGAGGGCGGTGAAGCTCGCAAACACGAACAGGTCACGGATGTATGCCAGCTTCGGGTCTGTGAACTCGTGCGTCATCACCGCTTTCAACTCGTCCTCCGTCAGGAACTCACGTTCCTTGATATTCGGGCTGATGTGGAACTGCGCAAACGGGTTTCTCGGTATCAGCCCGTTGAAGTGCGCACGCATCACCACGCCTTTCAGCCACATGCACTTTTCCCATATCGTGCCGTTGCGCAATCCCGCTTCCGTGGAAAGATAGACCGCAAACTCCTTGATGAAGTCGGGCGTAAGTTCCAGCATCGACATGTCGCTGCGCCTGTAGAACGACTTGATGAACGCCGCCACATAGTTTCTTGCCACTACCCTTGACTGATAGGTCGCCATCTTCCTGTCCTTGCCGACACGCTTCTTGAACACCTCGTTTTCACGGTCGAAGGCTTTGAGCAGCGTCTCATACTCGCCACCTATGCCCTGATAGGCGTTACGCACCATCTCTGCCGTCACAAACGCCTCACGGTCGGATATGCGCTGGTAGT